GTGCAAGTAGGTATAGGAGGCTCGTAGCTTGTGTGGTGCGTTACTCATTGTCCGCCTCCTCTGCTCCCGCCTTAATTGAAAAAGAGAGGCTAGTAGGTCGCTCGGCTACCTGTACTATCCCTGTTGGTAATCCTCTGTTGGCTTTTTCCCACTTCTCTACCGCCTTGGTGTCCACGGTACGGGCAATCTTTAGCTTTTCGCCGTCTTTGCCCTTGGTTACTGCTACTTCAAAGCCTGCGCCCTTTAGTGCGCTTGTAATGGTCTCGTAGTCCTCATTGGGTGCTACTACCGTCGCTTCGGTCTTAAAAAGCTCTTTAGGGGCTAAATTAAAGTCGCTGTCGGAGACGTAATACTTTGCGCCGTATGCCCGCATTGAGATACGGATTGTGTCGGCTTCCCAGCTCTTAAAATCTGGGTTAAGTTTGCGTCCCTCCTCTAGGAGTTTGGCTTTTGCAAGCTCTTTTATTTCGGCTATCTGGCTCTCTATCTCCAAAATGCGGGATAGTGTTACCTCTGCCTCTGGCTCTAGTTTGATAAGCTCGGCACTAGCGCTAAGTTTGGCTAGCTCGTCGGTGTCTATGGTTATTTTCATATTTATATTTATCCCTTAATTTGTAAATAATGGGACTTGGTTAGGGTCTATTTTATTGTACCTACATTTTCTGCAAACTTCACCCTTTGCTACAGTTTTGTACTTACTCTCTCGCTTTTCCCGCTTACATTTACTGCACTTAAAAATATAGATAATCTTGCGGGGTATCATTTTGCGCCCTCCTTTTTCTCCTGTCCTGCAAAGTTTTTAAGTAGGGTTTTCTCGGCTTCTCCCTTTACCAATTCTGGTGTTTTGGCTGGCTCCTCTGCCTCCTTTTTGGCTTCTTTGCGCTCGGCAATCGCTTTAGGAGTAGGTAAATCCAATCCCTTTACTTGGCGGTCTTTGTCTAGCTCCTCTGGGATATAGATACCGCTTAGGTCTTGTGGAAAACCTTTACGGAGTGCCAAGGCTTCGGCGCATTTTCCTAGCTGGTTGTAGGGCATACTCTCCCACATTCCCATATAGTACTCTGTGCCGTCTTTTTTCTTACCCTTTTGGGCGTATTCGTGCCACCTTGCACTAGCGGAGACTGGCATACGGGTATTACCTACAATTTTGTAGACCGTTACGGTTGCTACTAATTGTTTGGAGGTCTCGCCGTTAATTGGGTTATAGACCTCCTCTACCTTAAATTGTGCGTCGTCCTGTCCGCCGTACTGGGTAGAGCGTTGGGCTACTAAGCGCAATCCGTCTATACCTGTCTGTATAATCATGCGCTCACGTCCTAGCTTACCGTCCCAGCGATACACGGGGTAAATCTGTCTAAGGGAGGGGTCTAGTCCCAGCTTTTTAGCTGTGGTGAGATAAAATAAAAAGTCTTCGGCGGGTCGTGGGTTGCCTCTACCGTCTACGCCCATAATCTGCGTACTAATGAGCTGGTAATAGGTCTCTACGTCTACGCCCTCTGGAGCAAAATTAGCAATAATGTTTTTAAGCGATACTCCCTTTTTGGTTGGAGCTTTCGCTACTGCTGTGGTTTGTGCCGTCTGTGGCTGTTCTTGGTCTGTCATATTTATATTTATCCTTTCTAAGCTAATTGTTAATGTTTGCTTAGTTACTATACTTTACCAATGTTTACTACACTTGTCAAGGGGTATTTTTGTGCTTAAAACCTAAAAGGGCTAGATTGCTCTAGCCCCCTAAGACGTGTGTACGTATGCCCTTATCTGCTAGCGTTAGCAATAAAGGCGTTGTTTTCTACTCGCCATTCTCTGTGATAATCGCCACCATTAAAATACTCCGCTTTGTAGTGTCTGCGTTTTGCGTAGTACTCTACTCTTGCGTAAGGTAGTTTATCGCCCGCCATTCCCGCAAAGAGACGGGTAATTAGTGAGTGGTGGTAAAGCTGTACCAGCACTTTATAAATCCGCCCCCTAATAAAAAACCCTCGCTTTGTATTATCGCCCATGTAGCGCATAACCTTAATTTGTTTTTGCATACGTACTCACCTCCTTTTATAGGTAATTGGTAATTACTGCTCCCTCATATACAAAATGTTACCAGTACTGTAGTACTGTTGGCACTTTAGTAGATATTCGGAGTTCTGGGAGATTTTGGCGCTCTTACAGAGCATGAGATTTTGATTATCAATTGAGCGGTCTATTGCGTCGCCTAGGAGTTTGATAAAAAGGATAGAGGCTAAGATAAGCAGTAAGGTTGTGAGCAGTTTAATTTTCATATTTATATTTATAAAAATAAGTAATAACCTAACTATAGTAAACATTAGTAACCCTTGTCAAGTGGTTTTTTACTATGGTTTTCGCTACACTTATTTATAGGCGGGACGGTTTTACCTGTGGGGTGGGGCTGTCCCGTTCTTTTTTTGTTAAAAAGGCAAAATACCTTTAGGCGTTGCGCTCCCTATTGCATATCCCTTAGTCTGCTTGCTGGCTTCGTGTAGGTACTTATCTAAGTATCTCCCTACAAAGGTCAAAGCAAACGTAAATAGCTCTCTAAACGGTATGGCGTAGGTAAATACCCACACTTTTACGTTTAAGGTCTCTGGGACTGCGGTAATCTGCTTTAAGGTCTCGGTAATTACCCAAGTAAGTACCATAGAGCCTACAAACAAAACTACCCAGCGTAGGACTTCTTTTAGCCCCTCCATGTTTGGATTTTTCATTTTGTCTCACCTCCTAACACGTCGCTAATACGGATAGACGCTTTGCGTAATGCGCTCTCTATAATGCTGTCGTCCACTTCTGGAGACAATACGTAATTTATGGTAATAAATCCTATTATGTCGCCCCTATCAAACACACCAAAGCTACAAGAGGTTTTAATACGTTGCCTGTCTAGTAATGCTTTTTGGCTGTCTGATATTGCGCTATTGGGAGATACACACCTTACGGAGTTTTTTAAGTAAGCCTCTATATTCTCGGCAAAAATTGAGGAGGGGATACGCTGGAGGTTTTGTATCTCGCTACTTACCCCAGCTCCTACTAATTCGTGTGTAACGGAGGCGTATAAAAAGGGGAGATTTTTAAGGTTTTTCTGTCCATTATGAAACTGGAAAAGTTTAGAGCGGTCGGCGTCGGTCTCTACCCGCAAGTCGTCTAGGATTTTGTTTATTTTTACATCTCGTACGCTACTCTCTACTACTGCCCTATTTTCTACTGGGTTTACGGTGGTATTTATGCTATCCAGCTTTTTATTAAGGTATTGGTAGCCAAAATACATCATGCCCGCCATGAAAATTAAAAGCATGAGCTGTATTACGGTTACAAAGTCGGTACGGGTGATAGTAATAAGCCTCGTTAGGAGGTTTAGCTTATCTTCTAGCCATATTGGTTTTTTATTCGTCTGGTGTGTCATAGCCTTACTTTAGTTTAGTACCTTTTAGAGCGTTTACCACCTTGGTAATTACCAGCTCTAAAGCGTCGTAGACGGTAAGGCTCGCTACGCTCTCGGTCTGGGCTTGTTTAAGTTTAGCCTCTAACTCTGTCGCCGTGTTTTCGGCGGTAGCTTGTGCTTGTTTGGCACTCTCTACGTCGTGGTTGAGCTTGCCAATTGTTTTACCGTTCTCCTCTACTTCGCCTTGGAGTTTGTAAATTAAGAGGGTGTCGGCTTTGCGTTGGGCTTCGGCTACTTCGCTCCCTTTTGATACCTCTACCTTAAATCGGTCGTAGGATACTTGGAGGTCGTTATTTTCTACCTTTAAGCGCTTTACCTGCTCCTCTCGGTTATCAAGCTCGGTAATGTAATAATTGACTGTATGCCCGTCTACCTCCTCATTTTTGATATTGGATAGTCGGCGGTTAGCGTTGTCCTTTTCGTCTTTAAGAGTTCCTACAAAGCGCTTTAATTCGTCAAGGTCTACATTTTGGGGCGCTCGGTCTTTGATATTTAAGACCTCTCGTACGGTTCCGTCCCACTTGGTCGCTTTATTTACTAAGTCTGGAAAATCTGGAGGCAAGGCGCCACTCTGGGCGGGTACTTTACCCTCATAAACTACCACTTGCTCAATGGTCTTACGCATTGAGGGACGATACCAGCCTAAATAATCTTTTAAGCTGTGGATTGTACCGCCTAATGGGTCGGCAATCGTTAAGTTATTCTCGTCGCCCTCGTCGTAGCCAATGACTAAAACGTAATGGGTGTCGGTTGGTACGGTCTTTGGGTTGTAGTCAATTTGGAGCATAACGGGATAGCCGTTACCTAATGCCTGCTTAATTACTGCGTATTGTGCGTCGGTGAGAGGGTCGGGAGTACTAAACATAGTCTCTTTAATGCCCTTGCGGAGAGTTGGATACTTACCCCATACGTATAATCCGCCACCTACAAAACCTGTGGCGTCTTTGAGGTCTTTATTTACGGTAGCTGGGGTGTCGTCAAAGCCGTAGTATTTCCCTACCATGGCTAAACAGGTGATTAAACACCCGTAATTATGGATATTGTAAGGTAGCTTATCGTTAAAGCCTAAAAAATTAGTGTCCCAGCGTCCGTCCCATTGACTAAAAACAATCGGTAAAGTAATTCTCATAATTTAATAGTACCAAACTTTTAATAGGGTTAATAGTCGTCCTCTAGGAAACTAGCCCCCATTGTGTCCTTATCCAGTTGTAAAAAGCTAACTGTCCTGTATGGTGGTTGCCAATTCGTACTATCTGCCTGTATTTGGGCGTTTTGCCAAGAGGCGGTATTAGTACCTACGCTCTGGACGTTGTGATAGTGCGGGTTATGGCTTGCATTATCACTACTTACGCCTGTTTGTCCGTTGTTGCCTATATTGGCGCTGGTACTTCCCGTATGGGTGTGCGCCCCCGTTGTATCGCTATGAGTGTGAGAGTTGCTAAGGGCGTGGGAGTGGGAGTTAGCGCCTGCGCTTGTCCCCACCTCGCTATTAGTGCCTGTCCCTCTAATAAAGTAATCTTGTAGGGCTGTCTTCATGCTCCAGCCTCTAGGTGCGCTGGTTAAACTCAAAGAGGGGAGTATTGCCCCTACTGGGAGAGCTACAGCATTACCGCTTACATTTTGGATAAGTCGTACCTTTTTATGGAGTGGTACTATACCCGTGTCGGCACTTCCCGCACTTCCCGTATAGCTGGCACTCGTTAAATTAGTGCTATTAAAATAGACTTGGTGGGTGTGGTAGCACTCGCTAGCGTGGGCGTTCCCGCTTGGTATTGTGCCGTCTCTATTACAATGGCTCGGATTGCTGGCGGTTCCTTGGTGAGTGTGTCCTACGGTGCTATGGGTATGGTCTACTACGTGTTCGTGGGTTGCGGTTCCACCTGTTACGCCACCATTGGCGCCTGTGTCGGCTCCTCTAATTAGTCTGGCGTCTGCCCCTGTGTACCAATCCCAATTACTGCCTACTGGCAAGGTATCGGAGTACCAAAATATAACGCCGTCGTCTGGCACGGCTTGGTTTGTGGAGGTTGGCTTAATAAAGATAACTCGTAGGTGTTCTGGCTCCCAGTCTACAGAGGCATAACTACAGGCGTCGCTTAGTGTCCCTCCGCTTGTGCTATCTACGGAGTGGGAGGTATGGTAATGCCCTTGGTCGCTAAAAGTGTTTGAGCCTGTACTACAGTCCTCTTGATTTCCACTAATGTTACTGGAGGTGCTAAACGTGTGGGTGTGGTGGTTAAGAGCGTGGTTATGTACTGGTGAAGTGTGAGAGTGTCCCGCCGTGCCTCCTGTGGTGTTTGGGGCTTCTGCTCCCCAGCCTTTCAAAAACTTACCGTCCATAGCAGTCTCACGGCTCCAGTTGGCGGGTATACTCGCATGAGTGGTTACCCATAAAATCATTAGTGAGGGTGTTACTACTGCCATAGGTTATTTAGTCTTACCCTTTTTCTTTTTTAATTTTTCTCCGTCTGGGGTAAGGGCTAAAACCCCGTGCTTGATTTTCGCCTCGTCTTTTACCTCATCTACTAAAATGTCCTCGGTCTTGTCAATGTTTGGCTCCCAAGTGGCTACTCCTGCAAAAACACTAGCGCCGTTATCTAGTACCTTGGCTTGTATGCGTCCACAAGCAAAAATACCAAACCCCTCACCTGTCTTAATTGTCCCGTTTGGAGCCATGAGGTTACCAGTAGTCCTAATGTCGTTTAGGGCGGTGATATTACCACCCACGTTAATGCTATCGCCTGCACTAATGGAGCCTTGGGCTTCAATGTCCCCCAAAGTCTCAAGTCCTACCTCGGAGAAAAGAGCGCCATTTACTTTAAGAGAGCCGTTTACTTTGAGTTGTCCGTAGCACTTAAAATAGCCTTGTACTTCTACGCTTGCTGGGGCTTCCCAGTCCCCCAAAATAATACACTCCTGCGGGATAAGATAACTCCCGTCCTGTTGCTTAAATTGCTCCATTTTTGGAGCTTTGTAGTAAAGTGTAAAGTCTATCATTTTTGTATTACGTCCGTAATTCTATAAAATGGTTTGTCGGTGATTGTTTTAGCTCGCTCTATAGCCTCGGCTCCCGTCTCTGCCATTACCTGTAGTCCTACATGGTCAAAATACGTAGTTCCGTTTGGTGTCTTCTCAAACTTGGTATAGCACGCTACAAAGAAAACGGTATAGCTTGGCTCGTCTTCTCTCTTGTAGGTATCTACTAATCCTTTGAGTAAGTACTTTGGTTTTTCGTAGAGCTTTTTAGCTATCTCCACGGCTTCGGCTTCATTACTAGCCACAATATCGTAGCTAACGCCGTTGGTGTATTCGCCTGTCTCTGTTTTTTCGTCGTATCCTAAAAGGACGACGGTAGTAGTTTTTATCATAATTTTAATGATTTTGGCTAATAATACTTGCCTCTATGGTCGTGCCGTCATTTAAGACCTCAAAGCCTATTTTATCTACCTTGCTGGCGGTACTCGTAAGCGTAATTGCCACGCCGTCCGCCCATTTAACGGTATATCCGCTAAACCATGAGCTAATAGAGCGGTTACCTGTCCCGTCTTGGATAACACGGAGACTAAAGCGCTTACCAGCCCAGTTACCGCCATTTGGTGCGGTTGCAAGTACAATAGCTCGGTTACCGCCTAGGGTAACTTGAAACTTTGTACCTTTTCGTGGGTCAAGGGTGATAGTAGCCCCGTCGGAGAGAGTTATATACTGTTGGGTTGGGCTTTTAATTTTTGGTTGGTTAAGTGTTACCTCGGCGTCTGTTCTGGCGTCTTCAATGTTACCGCTCGTAATGGAGGTTGCGCCACTTGCTACGGTTACGTTGGCAAGTCTGATAAAGGGGTTTGCGCCACCTACGGAGCTTTGTATATCGCTGTCGCTTGGTGCGCTTGGAGAGGCGCTAGGGGTTCCCGCAACTCTCACTACTTTAAGGACGTTATCAATACCGCTATTAGGAGATACGGCTACGTCTACATAGGCTACGATTGCGTCAATACGTGGGTTACCGCTTCCGTTACTGGCAATAGTTACGTCATAAACTGCGCTGTAAATACGTGCGGGGTATGCCATTTTGCCGTCGGAGGTAGGGATAAGGGCATTACCCATATTTACCTTAACGCTCATATCTGGGGAGCTTTGGGCGTCCACTCTAAAATCACTATCGTTAATGTTTTTTACGCCCCCTGTAGATGTCAAAAAGGAGCCAAAAAAGTTCATTATCTCCTGTGGGTGGAGCGTTCCCGCTCCTGCTCTCATTGTCTGTAATATAGCTGGCATAAGTTTATTGTACTAAATTAGTAACTCCTATTTAATAGTATTGTTTTTTTGTTTAGTTTGCAATCGGTTTTATACCCTAAAGGATACACCCTCTAAGGATACATAGGTATTATTGCCCGTTAGAGCCACTACGTCGCCGTCGCTTTGTACCTCCAGTTTTGCCACGGCGTCATTACTAATAATGACAAAAATTAAAGCGTGTGTCGGTATGTATCCAGTAGGTAACCTAAAAATAGGTTGTCCAATTGTCCCGCTTTTTACTAATCCCTGTAGGTGTACTACGCCGTCAAGCCCTTTGTAATATCCTGCTGGCTTATTGCCTCCGCCATAACTCACCCAAGAGTTAAGATACGTGGCATTTATAAAAGCCTCGTCGCTTCCACGGCTACGCTCTAGTAGCTCTAGTCGTTGCTCCAAACTTTTTAGTAATTTTAGTATTGTGTCAAACATAGGGTATCAATAGGGTATCTATACGCTATTAAATGATAACGTAACTCCCCCGTCGCTATTAAGTGTTCTGCGCCTTACTCGGTACTCGGTGTTTATATCCTCGCTTGGGATAACCACGGGCAAACTATCGCCTAAACTGTACTGGGTAAAGTCGGGGGTCTCGTAGTCGGTCGTAATCACTAGGCTTACGCTTGGTGCTTGGTTTAGCTCTAGGTATTTATCGCCCTTATTGTCTAGGTTGGCTTGTACTTTGGTGTCCTTTTCACTTAGTCCGCCTTGGAGTAAGAAAAATGAGCTTTTATAGCTAGCGTCGGAGGTGCGGAGTGAGGTAATCATATTGTCGCCGTCTCCCTCACCAAAAACTACTACCTCGTTTACCATGGCGTCTATAAAGTGGTTTACCAGCTCGTAGGTACGGATATTAAAGCCCTCTCTAAGCTCAATCTCTGGGCGGGAGCTTCCCTTAGTAGGAAAGTAGGTATTAAAGACTTTGGCGCTCGTAATTTCGTGGTCTATGCCGTCTTTAGTGTTGTTGTTGTCTAGCTTCTCTATTGCCTGCTTAATGGTTACATAGCGGTAGGTGCGGTCGTTATTGGCGTCTGCTGGGTGTGCGCCTCTGGTAATGCCTAAACTACCATACGTAAGCCCTTGGGTGTAGTTAATCAAGTCCCAAGCTATGTCGGTTGCGTCGTCGGAGGTATAAAGGCGTGCGGTATCTGGCGGGATATTGGTAAGTCGCTTCTCTAAAAGACTAAAAAAGCCCTTACTGGTAATTGTCCTCTTTTTGTACCCGTCTGCGTCGTTATAGGTGGTTACTTCCGCAATATAGCCCCCGTACAAAAGTACGTTATTATCGTCGTAAATATAAATCTCTCTGTACTCGCTAAAAAAGATAAACGGTACGGTCTCGGCGTACACTTCGGCTATTGCCTGTACTACCTGCTCGTCAATATCAAACGTGGCGCTCCTATCCTTATTAAGCTCCTCGGTAAAGCTCCAGCTAGTTATTGGCACTTCCCATTTTTGCGTACCCGCTAGATTTTGTACGATAATCTTAAATTGCATAGTGTTATAGACCTAAGTAATGATACTGGTAGGTAATCTCGGCTCTTGCGCCGTCTCCAAAAGAGCTAGCACTAAGGACGATATTATTTATCCCAGTCTTTAACGTCCAAAAGTCCCCCGTAGCTTGTGCGTATTGGTTGCTCCCGTCGTCTCGTACTACCGTCCTGCGGTAAATATCAATCTCTAAATACTTATCCTCGGTGTCTAAATCGTAGTTAAGGGAGAGTTGTAGCCCGCTTGTGTTGTTACGTATTACTGGCGTATCCATAATCCCGTAGAGCCTAATAATGGGGTAGGCTTCTACATTTCCTAGATTATTTATGTCTACGTCGCTACTTAAACTATCGGTAAAGGTAAATGGTATCTCGCTTGGTATCTCTCCGCCTCCACCTTGGAAAACGTAAACGGTGGTAACCTGTGCATTTTCACTAAGGAAAAAGGGGTAGGGTGCGATAAGCTCTATCCTAAAGTCGCCTCTGGTAACTGCTCCCTTTTCGTAGGGCATTTCCACGGGTGAGTTTACGATACAATCCGCCTTAACTACCAAACCGCCACGGGTGGTAAAAGTAATCTCTTGTAATCCATTAAGGATAGTAAAAGCCTGTCCTAGCGCTCTGCGCTTCTCCTCGTAGTCTTCTGGACTGTCGCCCCATATCTCGCCCTCTATACTCATGGTGCGGGCGCCATAGTAAGCACTACCAAAGCGTGCGCCGTGGTAGTTACCATTGTCTTTTACGTTCATGCGGAGACGGGGACTATCAAACCCGTTAAGGTTCTTAAATAAGTACCCGCTCTCTAGTGTGCCTATGGTTAGTCCGTTACAAAAAATGCTAGTTATCATAAGTTGCTATTTCGGTATAAAAATGCTAATCGCCCATTGATAAACTCGGCGTCGTTTTGGTCTCGGACGTTCATATTTATAGTTTGGTTTACCTGTGGGCTTGTGCCTGCGCCTGCTAATTGCCCGCCCAGCTCTGCCCCTGTAATGCCCGCTACGCTCGTCCTAAAGTCCATGCCTGCCAATGTATCGGCTAAGCCTGCGTAGGTCTTGGCTATCTGCTCTGTACCCATTTGCACGTACTGTACAAGGCTTGGGCTTGACTTGTGAAACGGGTTCATTTGCTGTAATGCCTCTTTAATCTTACCTCCAATTTCCCTAGCTTTCTCAAACAGTCCGTCTAGTTTGTCGGTAAAGCTCTTAATAAACATATTAAGACCGTCCATAATTGCGCCAAACGCCCCGCTAAATATCTTTACTATGGCGTCCCAAGCGTTTTTAGCGCTGGTCTTAAAGAGTTCGCCCGCCTTTTTCCAGTCTCCTGTAAGTAAGCCAATAGCCACGGCTAGTATGCCTTGGATAATTGCCATAGCTAACTGCCATATACCACTAATTACGTCCCAAAGGTTCTTAAAAAATGAGGTAATGATACCGCCCCAGTCCGCCCAAAACTTCTTTAAGCTCTCAAAAACTGCTAAGACAAACTCATACCAAGCCTTTGCGTAGTCTTGCATGCCTAAAAAGTTATTTTGCCATGCTAGGTAGAGAGCGGTAATAGCTAAAACTATCCACGTTATCGGGTTAAAAAGGAGGTTAATTAGCCCTATGATTGCGCCAATAATGACAAGGGCGCCTAGTGCTATGGCAAGCCCCTTTAAGAAGCCAATTACTAGCTCTTGGTGGTCTTTTACCCAGTTGGCTATTGCGGTGAGTGCGGTTACTAAGCCATTAAAGAAGTCTACGACGGGCTGGCTTGTTAAAAATGCCCCAAGGCTCGCTATCATGTTATTAAACATGGCGGTAAAGGTTGGAGTATTAGCAGTAAGCCAATTTAGAAAAGTCTCGGCTACCTGTTTTACTTTGGCAAAAATAGAGTTTTCCGCTATATTACCTGCGTCGTCCATTCCTACCATGGTACGGAGAGTGCGCCCTATCTGGTCTCTGATGTTACTCATTACTCCGCCAAAGGTTTTACTCTGGGCGTCCATGAGGTCAAAAAACTTACCGCCCTTAGTCGTCATTTGGGTTAAGGAGGCTTGTACGTCCTCAAAAGTAACCTGCCCGTCCTCAATCATCTTTTTTACGTCGCCTGCGGTTACCTTGGCTTTTACCATGCTCCCGCTAAACTTCCCTACGGTTCCTGTGGCGCTTGCTATTTTCTGTTGGTAATTCTGGACGGTATTACGCAAGCTCATTAAGGTAGATTGCTTGGTTTTGGCGTTGCCCTCTGCCTCTTTTAGGCGCTGGCTGGCAATCGCTAGCTTGTCGTTAAGCTCTCCTATATCTACCTTGCTCTTTTTTGCACTTCCGCCTAGTCCTACGCTAATGGTCTTACCTGTCTCGTTAAAATGCTTGGCTAATTCGTCCAGCATTGGTACGCCTGCCTCGGTAAACTGGCGCAATTCTGCCCCTGTTAATTTGGTCGCCGCCTTAACCTGCCCAAAGGCTAAAATAAGCTGTGGTAGCTTGTCCGTTCCTACTCCTGCGGTAATATCACCAAGAGTTTTTAAGGTCGGTATCATGTTTTCGGCGGAGACGCCATAAGCGGAGAGCCTTTTAGCGCCCTCTACAAGTTGGGGGAGTTCAAACGGAGTTTTTACGGCAAAGTCGCTAATCTCTTTCATTAGCTTACTTGCCTTTTCTGCACTTCCAAACATGGTCGTAAAGGCTATACGTGCCTGCTCCATGTCGCTAGCGCTGTCTATTGCCTGTTTTCCTATATAGGCTAACGCTCCTACCACGGCTGTACCCATGACAAGGGCGGTAGTCTCTATATGCTTAATGTCGCTTGCGATACTGTCGGTGCTATTCTTAAAGCCACTTTTGAGGTCGCCCATGGCGTTTTTAGCACTAGCAATACCGTCCTTAAAATTACTTAGGTCTGCTTGAAACTTTGCTATAACTGCGCCTGCGTTTAGTGCCATAAGATTATCGTTTTTTATTTAACAGATTGCGGAGTTTGTCAAACGCCCCTGCTTCGGGTTCGCTGTCGTCCTCCATACTATCTATATTATAGATATTATCCAACTTTCTCAATTGATATTCTATGTCTTTTATTACGGCACGCCTATTATCCTTGTCCATGTGGGGGACGGACGCTATCGTTATCTCTGCTAAATCACGTTGGAGTAGGGAGCGCTTAATTTTATCGGCATAGTAAAGCGCCTCATCTAGGCTAGTCTCGTCCTCTATCTGGGTTTTGCTCCAATGATAGTAAAACGCTAAATTGTGTATTATGCCCTGTACCCAAAGTATTAAGTCTTCGGGGCGTCTATCTGTGGAGGTGTTACGGGTTTTGCTTTTGGAAACAGGGCTTGCATTTTTTTTACTCTATCAATAATGCCCTTAATGTTATTAAGCTCTAACCACTCCTCTACTAAATAAACGACGTCGTCTAGTCCGCACTCCTCTTGTAAAAAGTCCTCGGTAATATCTTTACTATCGCACGCCTTTACGACGGTGCTAGCAAGATAAGGTAACGCCTTAGCGATAATCATAGGGAGCTGGGCTAATGCCTCGTCTACCTCTAGCTTATCAAGCGTTACAAGGGTATTTTTTAACTCTGGGGGGAGGTTGGTAAGACTGTTTATAGTCTCGGCAAGTTTTTTAATGGAAAGTTTACTAAGAGTTACCTTAGTATCTGCCAATTGTATAGTTTTGGTTTTCATAATTTTTTATAGCTATCGGGCTTCTATGGGTACAGTACGCCCCGTGAGCCTCGTTTGATAACTACGCAACTAATTTTACTTAGTCGGTACTGTCGCCAATGTGTCCAAGCCATGAGCCGTCGGACTTTGTCGTATCTACAAGTGCTACAAAAGTAACCTCGTAAACTCTTTGGTCTTCGTTTGTAAACTCTACCTCTACTTCGTCCATAGGTACAGCTTTGTAGAAAACCACGTCCTCGCTTGCGTCTAGGGCTTCGTTTGCCAAGGGGTGAAGTACAAGTACTCCAGCTTGACTACCTAGCCTAAAGCCTGCGTTACGCCCCATTAAAAGGCGTCCGTCGTTTACTCCAGCTTCATCACTCATAGGAAAGACGTTACGTAATGTGGATAATTGCCACTCCGTCAAACGGGCTTTAATTGTCCATTCCTCGCCATTACTGGAGAAGTCTACGGGTGTCTCTCCCCATTGGTCGGCGGTTAATTTAACTAGCTCTGGGCTGTGGTTAAGTGTAACTCCGCCTTTTGTATGCCCTAAATCTACTCCTTTATAGAGTACTTTACAGGCGCCAATTTTGATGTTATCTGTATTTGCCATTTTTTCTCACCTCCTTTTTAATTTGGTTTGTAACTACTAATAAAATCATTGTAGCAAGTATTTAGGTAAAATTGCTAGGGCTTTTTGTCTTCGTCCTTGTACTCTACCTTGTCTTGTGCAATCAAAGGCTCTAGGAGTTTTCTAGGCGTCCTAAAACGGATAGTATTTATGTGGTTACACTTATGACACTTTAGCATTAAGCGCCCGCTAAATACATACTCCATACATAGCAAGGCTCTACAGCTCTCGCCGTTCTTTAGAGTGCCACTACAGCGTATCTCTCGCCAATGCTCGCCATTTTTATATTGCATATTTATTGTTAGTCTCTACGTAACATAAAGACAAAGTTTATGGTATATAGGTGTCTACTTTTGGTATCTGCCCCTAGGTAATTGGGTTCGGAGAGTGCGTTTACCTGCATAACGTCTACTCCGCCTGTTTTGAGTACTAGGCGGTCGTCTTTTCTATCAAGGAGGTTAAAAATCTCGTAGGCTTTTGCTATCCCAGCGTCGTAGTCCTTATTGCGTATGCTAATCTGGACGGTTGGGCGGGCTACTGGTATATCTTTGTAGGGTTCCACGCCTCCCGTGGCTTGTAGGGCTATCTGGTTGTCTTCGGAGCCTGCAAAACCGCTAATAAACAGGTCTGTACCCTGCTCGGCTACGTTTTGCTCCTCTAAATAGTGTGCTAAGTCTTCTAAAAGTGTTTGCATATTTTTATTATAAATTATTATCTAGCTCCCGTTGTGCTATCTCTGTCCATTTACTAATGTTCATTTTTAGCGGGTCTTCTAGGTACTTTTTCTTACGCCCTTTTTGGTAGTGCCTAATTACGTGGCTACCGTCCCGCCTCATACCCTCATGCTGGTAGCTTGCGTACTCCGTATCAAACGCTACGGCGCTGGTGTTACCCTCCCAATACGCATTACCGCTAGCCTCAAGTATACCGTCGTCGTGCGGTACTTCTTTTCGGGCAAGCACTAAGAGCGTGTCCGCCATTTCCATTAGGGACGCTTTGGCTACACTCTCTATACTCTTTTGGATTTTATCTAGTACCTTTATAAAATCCTTGTCGTCAATGTAAATCTTAATTGGCATATTAGGCTACTTGCCTAACTAGGTACGCTTTCTTATGGTCGGTCGCCCCAGTTAGTCCTTTTTTAACGTCTAACTTAACTACCTTGTAGTCGGCGCCCTCCCACGTAAATACGTCGTCTAGGTCTATGCGTTCGGTTGGTTTAACCCAAAGCTCTACGTCTGCGTTAAACTCTGTCCCCTCCTTGGTGTAGAGGCGCTTAGAGCTTGACTGTATACGGCATTGGATAACGACGGGAGTAGTCGGCACGGGTTTACCGTACACGTCGTAGGAGGCGGTTACCTTTTTGGTTACTGTCTGGTTTAGATATGTTTGTATTGGCATAGTCGTTACTCAATTGTACCTATACGGCTAATGAGCTTTGATAAAAAGCCCCTAGCTTCTTGGGAGATAGCTAGGCTTCCGCCTACGCCATTATCTCCAAAGGTCTCGCTTAGGTCTCCAATAGAGTAAGACTTTACGCCCTCTGCTTGTAGTTTGGCTCGCTCGCCACCTCCGTTAAGGATATAAAGGGCTTGCTCTAGTGTAGCCTTTTTCACTACTAAGGGGATTTTCTCAATAATGAGGTAATAGCTGGTGGTGTCAATCGCTGGGCTAAAATCTGTTGCTACAGTTACTTTACCCGTTGCTAACTCAAAGTCGGTAACGTCGTAGGTTTTCCCCTTGCCCGTTCCGTCGGTGATAATCACGGCTCCGCCATTAAAAAAGTCGTCTGGTGTGTCTTGGCGGTTAGCTAAATTGGTGTCGGTAAAGAAGTTTGCGCCTACAGTTCGTACCTTGCCACTCATTCGGCGGGAGTTGGTACGTGGAAACTTGAGAGCTTGCTTACCTCGGTAGTGCATGGCGTTAGGGTAGTGCAAGTCATGGAAAAAACGGAGCGTATCTAGGTGGCTTGTCGCCAATACTAAAAGTTGCTCCTTTTGGTCGTTATTAAGAGCGTTCCAGCCCTCCATATTGGAGCGGTTGGCTACTAAAGCCTCTGCCTCCGCTAATGTAACGTAACTGTCTGCCTCTGGGTGTGTCGGTGTAGTAATCATAGTTTTAGTATAACTAATTTTTGGTACACTATACAATCATTCTATACAAACCTTTTGAGAATTGCACTTAGATTTTTAGCCGTATCCTGTATCGTAAATTGTTTAGTGTACTCGGCTATCTCCTTGCAATTGTCGTAAAAAGTACCTGCTCTCCACTCATTGTACGCCTTTCGCATAGCTTTTTTAAGACTTTCCGTAGTTGGCTCCCAGTAGTCGCCTAAATCAAGCCCTCTAAGCTCTAGGTTATCGTATTTAGCACGGGTAGGGTAGTAATCTAGCCCAATGCAATAGCGCTTATCCCAGTAGTGAGTAATCCCGCTATGGTTGGGGACAATGGTACGCATACCAGTAGCCATAGCCTCTAGTGGCGTCAATCCAAAGCCCTCACCTCTTGTAGGAAAAACAAAACAATCACTCGTAGCCATTAGCTCGGTAAAATCCTCTTGCGGTATCCTGCCCTTAATTACCTTTATTTTGGGGTATTCGTGAAGTGGTGGGGTAATGCCTAGGGTTGTCTTAAAGATAAGGCGTACGTCTGGGTCTCCCTCGGTAAGTTGCTCTCCAAACTCCTCATTAAACGCCCTAAAAAGAATATCCCAGCCCTTGCGCCACTTAAAGGCGTCGTAGTGTAGGAAAGTAAATACGTCTCTCTTTTGTCGCTCAATATAGCTAAATGCCTGTGGGTAGTATCCTAGCGGGCATACTTCGGGCTGTATGCCAAAGTTAGCCTCCATTATGTCGGCGCAAAATTGCGTAGGTACTATTACGTGGTCGGCGCTCTTTAGGTACGGCTCCCAAAACTTCGGGTACTGGTTTGTCTCAAACATGGTAAAGGAGATTTTAATAGGGGTTTGTACTAGCTGGAGAGTGTTAGGGAGGTGATAGCAAAGCCCTACCTCTTGCCCTCGGTAAATAGGGTCTAGGTAAATGCCATGCTCCTTAATAAGAGCCTTGATATTACGGCATGATTGCCCGTATCCGTCGTCGTTTTTGTGGGGAGCCATGTAGTAGATATTTACTAGCCCGTCTCGCTTGGCTTGGTCTGCCTCTAGGTCGTTATTTTCTCGGTCGGACTGCTCTACTTTGGTGATATACGCTAGTCGTTCTTGGGGTGTAGCCTCTACAAAGCCTAATTTGCGCCACTTGTCTAAGTCTTTGATACCCATTACCTCTAAAGTAATGATTTTCTTGGTATCGGGGTGTTTGTAGTACTTCTGCATATTTATCTTTATATTTTATAACGTCATAAATCAGTATAGCAAAAAGGACGGGGTTTTTAAGCCCCGTCCCTTGCTACAGCTAGGCTAGTTTTTCTCTACCTTAGCTATGGCGCTAGCGCATTTAGTCAGTTTCAATGACTACGCCTAGTTCTTCTCGGAGTGTTCCCACACCAAAGAGTACATCTAGGGTAAGTTGGTCAAAACCTTTGCTTGCGTTGTAGCTGTAAAGCGCTCTCATCACTAAACCACTTTCGGGGTCTGTGATTGTTGCAACTTTAACGCCACCACCTCTAGGAGTTGGTAACGGTCTCATACACAATACGATTGCTCTTTTGTGCATAAGCGCATTACTGTAGACTGCTGGACTTCCGCCGTCGTTAGGGACAAAGATACTCTCAAAGTTCCTAAATCCGTGGATTTTACCTAACTCTCCGTCTTGGATAGACGCATTAGCTCCGTATTTTTCAACAGAAGTAAAGCGGTCAATCTTCAAGAGAGCGTTTACGGCTCCAGTCTCCCAGTAACCAAAACGTCCGTCCATAGGCGCTCTGTTGTTGGTCAAAAGCGCTCTAGCTTCAAGGATTTTGTCCTCTGTCAATCCTGCGGTAGCAGAGATTGGAGAGTTAGAGAAGTTTGCAAACTGGTCTGCAATCTTGGTCTCAATCTTTTCGGCAAGGGCGGTAATCATATCACCAAGGTAGGTGTCCTCAATGTTTCGGTCGGCTATCGCTTGTGCGTAGTCGTCTACTCCAATGGTACACTCCCAATGGTTATCAATAGTAATCTGGACGCCGTCCATATCTGGCTGTTGGATAACAAAGTCAGAGTTTGGAGTTTTGGCGTTGGCTTCCAAGGCTCCCAGTTTAGGTACAGTAACAACTTTACCCATTTTGGTTGTCTCGGTGGCACGATTGCCTACGATTTCCATTTCCTTAGTAACATTACGTGCTAAATGTAATTTAGCTCGCAACACGCCTAACGCTTCTTGCGCTATGATTTCTGGCGTGATTTCTGTGGTTTGTGTGCTTGTAATTGCTGGCATAATTTTTTACCTTAATTCGGTATTTCACCTCCTCTCTTTTTTCAGAGAGAGGCTTAGTCCTCTCATACCTTTTTAATTATGAGGACTTGGGCGTAACGTCGTCTACTATTTTACCTTCCCTCTGTGCCTGTAAAATAGCGTCTCTATTGTCCTTATAAAACTTAGGGTCGGATAGTTGGCTACGCTTAAAGGTTGGAGTAGTGTTACTCCCGCCATTCGGTGCGCCTCCGTTGGAGCCAATGTTTGTATTATTGTCTCCCCCTCCAAACAAATACTTTTTACTGGCTTTCATATTTTCAATGATTGCCTGTACGCTAGCTGTATCTACGCTACCGTCCTCGGATAGCTTAATATCATCTAACTTAGTAAGCGCTACTATAGCGTCTGCGTCTACCGTGCCGTTTTTAATGGCTTCTAACTTTAGAGCATTTACCTTAGCGGTCTGTTGGTACTTTCGTTCCAGTTCGTCCGCTCTGGCTTTTTCTTTGTCGGCAAGTTCCTTAAACTTACCTTGCTCCTCAAGGCGTTTTTTCTCGGCTTCTTGGTCGGCAAGCTCTCGCTCGCTTTTCCATTTTTCCAAGTCTCGGCGTTTCTGTGTCTCCTCGTCCAGTCTGGACTTGGGTATCATGTGTTCGCCTTTGTTGTCCTGTGTCCCCGTGTCGCCTGCGTTACCGTTGGCTCCTTGGGTTCCAGTATCACCTTGGTTAGTGGGTTTACCGTTTCCAGTACCCCCTTGGTCTCCGTTTGTTTGTGTTTTATCGTCTGCCATATTTTATGTCGCTCCGTATCGTGGTGCGTTACGTATATAGCTAATATCTCCAGTATATGTAGTCAAAAAGTAAAATGCAAGTGGTTTTTACTAATGCTTAATATAGTAAAGGTTAGTAGTGTGTTTTTTCCTAAATCATTAGTAGTTATTGGTAGCACTCCCCTACTCTCCCCTACTGGGGTGTCCCCCCTACTTTAGCCTCAAAAACCCCTATTTTGGGAGTGGGGGAGTGGGGTAGGGGAGTGGTTGGTAATTCCCGCAAAAGCTACGGTTATACGTATTTTAAGAGTTTTTGCATTGAGCTTTTAAGCTCGTTGTCTTCGGGTAAACTATCTACGTAAGCCTGTAGTTTTCGGGTGTTTCCACGCTCTAAGAGGTCTAAAAACTGGCTCACTCCGTCAAGTCCCAAAGCCCTAACTAGGTCTTTATGCTCTTGGTTTACAAAGGTAAAATCCTGCCCTCTATCGGCGGAGAGGTCAATTAAAGAGAGGTGTAAGTTAAAGCGGGCGTCCTCTGGGTGCTTGGCTCTAAGAAGCTCCAAAGTGGTTACGTCCTGCTCGCCCCATGCCTTTTTATATTGTGCTAAATCTTTTTCCATAAAGTTATTGTATGTTTTTTAATGCGTCCTCGTAACTGGTCTTTTGTAACGCCTCTTTTAACTTCTCCTCGTTCTTTTTGATTAAGTCTTTTTGTATGTCTTTATAAGGTCGGTACTTTTGTAGGTCGGTGTCCCATGCTACGGAGACGTCTAAATACTTGTCGTGGTATGGACTATAAACGTGTCTACAATTTGGGTGAAAAAGTCCGCCCGCTTTTGCGTCGTCTACACTTTGGTAGCCCTCGTTGCGTCCAGTAAGAGACAATACTTTACCCTCCCATGGTCGGCATAATTCGCACGTCCCTAAATGGTCGGAGACAATCACTAAATCGTAACCGCTCTCTACCATTCTGTTAGCTACTCCCGTGTTGTGGGCTTGGGTTAATTTCGTCCTTACTAGCATTTCGCTATAACGGTCTAAGTCCCAGCTTTTGCCCCCTCGGTCTCTAAGGGCGGTAATGCCATTCTTTTTTAGCTCCTCTTTAATGAGCTTCATTATGTCGGTCTTGCTTTCGCCTGTTACCAATCCTCGCCCTACTCGGTTAATGATATTCTCGGTTGCGCTTTGGGCTACCAATCGCTCGGCGGTTCTCGTAATGCCCGTCATACCCGTAGCAATATCGTTGTAGGTGGTTTGGGCTATGGCTTCTAAGGCTTCTCGGTGAAAGTGGGTAAAGCTCTCGTCAAAACGGATAGTACTACCTCGCTCGTTTAAGTCTTTGGCGGTCTCCCAAAGTCCTAGCTCGTAAAATCCCGCTACATTGACTTTAACCCATGCTTGTACCGCTTTGTCGCTTTCGTCTACGGCACGCTTAATATCCTTTAAGACTTGGCTACGTCTCGTCGGTGTCGTTAGGTCTGCATTGGTGAGGATAGAGGCTACACTAGCGTACGCCTCTTTAATGATATTGCCAAAAAGTAATACGTTAGGGTCGCTTGGTACTATCCCTATTGGTTTAGTAGTAGGCATAGTCTAATTATGCACTATTTTACTGGGGGTTTGGTAGTGTTATTGGGTGGCGTAACGGGTTTGCCTGTCTTTGGGTCTACGGCTGGTTTACCTGTTTTTGGGTCGGTAAACATAGGAGTAGCGCTAAACGCTGGCGCCTCGTCTGCCTTTTCCTTTTGGATTTTCTGTAACTTGTCTAGTGCCTCGTCCTGCTCTATACCGTCTACAACTGCGATACTTTCGGCTTTTGTGGTAAGTCCAAGGTCTAGCTTTTTCTCCTCTAGCTCCAAAGTCTCCATAGCGTCGTTAATTACGCCGTCCTGCCACGTAATGACTGGCTCTACTGGTGTGCCACTCCAAGCCACGTCTTTAGCTTTAAGGCTGTTAGCCTGTGAGAATAATTGAGCTACATAGAGGAGCTTTTTAATACCAATGTCGTAGTAAAGCTCTTTGCGGTGCTTCTTTGCAAGCGTACGCAACAATTTATACTTTAATGCTCGTCCACTCTCGGCTACGCCTCCTTTGTCCATACCCAATAAGGTACGGCTGGTATCGGAGAAAAGTAGCAAAGCCTCAATAAGGCGGTCAATCTCACTAAATGCACTCTCTAGCTTGGCGTCCCATACTATGTACTGTGGGAGCATACCGTTAGCTTGGGTGTTGTCTATCTCAATTGTGCCAAACTTTCTACGGTTTACCTTGCCGTTGTCGTCAAGTACTCCTTGTGGGACGGCTAAAATCGGCTCTCCGTGGGCGCTAAGGATACTATCTACGGCGGTAAGTCGGTTATTGACTGCAAACATGAGACTAATTAAGTCCTTGTAGTCGGAGATAGCAAAAAAGCGCTGGTTTGTCCTAAAGTTCGGGATATGCACTACCAAAAACTCGTTAATCTTGGTATTTACCTCTTTGGGGAGGGCGTTACCTGCCTTGTCCTTTAAGTAAGCCTCTACGTCAAGCTCTGCGCCTATGCTGTCGCCGTCAAGCTGGTATAGCTTATTTTCTATCTTGCCCTTGGTGTGTCGCTCAATAAACAAAGCCTCTATATCCTTGCCGTTACCGTCTTTTAGCTTCATTTTCCATTTAAGATTATGCGCTATCGGTTCGGCTCTTACGTTGTTTTCGTTAATTTCGGGATACCAGTAGGCGGGGTTAATGTCCTCTATGATACATTGGCTATCCTCGGCTCTAATCCTAAATACGACGTCGGCATTGTAGGACTGCTCTAGTCCACTCTCGTAAAATTGCACTTGTAGGGTGTTACGTGCAAAAAGGGCGGTCATGTAGTCTACGTTACCTTTTTCGTAACTAAACTTTGGAAACTCCTCAAAAAGCATATCAGCACTAACCTTACTCAAAAGCCCGCCAAAGTTAGCGGTAATGTATTGGAGGTGTTTATAGTCCTTTTTGAAGTCCTTAGATAAATGAGCAAAAGCGTCAAAATGCTCGCCTAAAAAGATTTTAGTATGCAATTCGTACTCTGCTAACCTGCTTTTATCTGCTTGCGTTTGGATAGTGTCCATATAAAACATTGTATGCAAAGTAAATAGTATTTACAATGGATTTTTTTACTCATCATCTAGCGGGTTGCCCTCGTAAGCCCTCGCTCTTGGCTTCTGTCTAGTCTCTCTGGCTAGCATAAGACTATCTAAAGCGTCGTCGTTAAGACCTAAAGGAAACTCGCTTATCTCATTACTAATAGTAGCATAATTTGGGTGGTCTCTGCGTAGATGTATAAAGCCTGCCTCAAAAGCGCTAGAGTGTATCCTAGCCCGTCGTATCTTGTCTTTATCGGTTTTTAGCTCCACTAATTTACAGTAGTAAATAGCTTCTTTGGCTAGTGCCTTACGGACAAGCTGGGCTAAACCCTTTTGGTATGCTACCGTCTCAATACCTAAAGCCTGTATTTTCCATTGTTTAACCGCTTCTATTATAAGCTCTACCTGTTTGTTTATGTCGGGGTATTTTCCGTGCTTTAAGTCAAGCATATACTC